TATTTGGCTAAGAGCCCTTCTGACGTGTCTAGTTTCAGGGCGCTAAAAGTTCACCTTGAGCTGTACTGCTAAACCACTTGCCACCAATACGTGTTTGAGTAGTGCCTATCAAACGCGTAGTTAACCTTCGACTGATAACTTACCCACTTTAATCTCGAACCTGCTCAATACCCCTCATACAGGCAGTTTCTTTATTATCAAAAAGCCGGAACTCTCTTGGGCTGCTCTGAGCGGATTATCAGTAGTTGCTTATGCCCTTCTCCCCAGCTCATGTTTTCAAAGTTCAAAGTTGGCAATTTGTCCGGTTCCGTCAGATCCTCAGATCCAGATCTCCCCGTACAGTTATTGACAGAACTCCGAGAGGACGCGGGCGCGTCCTTAAATTCAAAACCCAAATCAACGGCACGTTTCGGCACAATCTTCCACTGAGCCAGACGGGTAAGGATCGGGGTGTCGTCGCCCACTTCAGTTGCATAGACGCCCTTAATGCGCACAGTTTGCTCGCCGTACTCGTTCACATCTTCGCTTGCCTGATACCAGGTTCGCACGGCCAGCTCGTCGCGGCGCACGAACGGCCCGCCCTGTGCGTTAACATATCCGGCCCAGTCTCCCGCGTCGGCTGCGTCATGCGCGGCCGCAAATTCAATGCTCAGGCCGTGTGCGGTTTCGCTGTCTGCCATGCGGCGCAGCTCGCGGTAAACCGTGACTGGCGCACCGCCCACAAACTGAAACTGCCGGATGTGCCAGCGTGCCGCCCAGGCAGAAACGGCCGAAGCAGTCTCCTTCAGGTCTTTGCCGCTTTCGTCGTCTGTCTCTCCATCCAGCGCATAACCATCAATATTTTTGGAAATATATTTAGCAACGTAACCCGTTGCACTGCCTTTCTCCGGGTCGATAGCCTCGGCGTGAAAACGGGCCTTACGGGCTTTGTCTGTCGTCAGCTCACTGCTGTCTTCCTGCCATGCGTAATCGCGCATGATCTCGCGCACGCGCTCAGCCTGCTCCGGGCGCATAAACATGAGCATGTGCCAGTGCGGGGTCGCATCATGATGAGGCTCAGCAACGCGGATCCCGAAGATGCGGATTTCTTCGCGGTGCAGCTTGGCGCGGATTTTCTGCCATACGCTGCAGAGATAACGCTGCGTGTCGGCTGGGCTGGCACCGTTCCATTTACGGTTACGATGCCCGGTTTTGATTGTGGCGTGATAGCGCGCCGGGGCGGTCAGCGTGTAGAACTCGCCGATAAAGCCCATTTCATTGCAGATGTTTTCGAAGCCACGAATGCGGGTCATCAGCTCGCAGCGGCGGATCGCCGGGTTGGCCACACTGCCGTCGTATTTCTCAATCAGGCTGATGCGGTTGCCTTCCTCGTCTTCCAGCTCCATTCCCTTTAAAAACTCACGGGTACGGCGCTTCTGCTCGCGCCACTCTGAAACGGTCATGCTGCTGGCATAGGGGGTATGCTTTTTGCTGACTTTTGCCAGTGCGATTTGGAGATGTTCACGCCATGATGCGGCGACGCGACGCAGCCTGCCTTTCCACCATTTTTCCTTCTGCATACGCAGGATTGCCGGAGTAACTTCCTCCGGGTCAAAAAGGCGCGACGTGACCTTTTCCCATAGTGGAGGCGTCTGGCTCAGCTCGCGGGTGATGGTGGCAGCGGTCATGTAAACACGGTGCGTGTATTTGTAATCTGACTCGTCGCTGGCCTGCGCGTGTGCCTGTACCAGCTCGGCGAGAATGAAATTAGCCACATCTCCGGCAAGCAAATCGACGTCGGCGCGCGCCATATCCGGCAGACGGTTAAAACGGCGCATCAGCTCCCAAAGTGTGCCGCCCGCGCTGGCCGCGCCTGCCTGTTTAGTGGCATTGCCTGCCAGCAGGTTAAACGTGCCGTGACTCATTTCACCGAGGCGATATTGAGCGTTAACGGTTTCAACGCGTGGCAATGTGCGCTCAACGAAAGTTTTCGTTAAGTACGCATTGGCACGATCAATACCCTGTGTTTTTTCCAGCTCACTGATCCGGCGCTTTACATCGATCTGAATCAGCGTCGGCTGCTTTTCAAGTAGTTCCTGCGCACGCACTAATGCCGCAATCATCTGACTGCGGCTGTGTATTTCCTCATAGGTGGGGTATGGGCTGGCAATGGCTTCCCGTGGAGCATTCCACGGGTAAGCGTATTCCTGAATCATTGAGCCGCCGCCTGCTGTTCTGCAGACCATGCAGCAGGATGCCGCACAGCGATGATTTCTGTTGCGCGCTTACTTTTACCTGCAGCAACACCAACCGAGCGGGCTACGCTAATACTTGTGATGTCGAAAGCGCGCAGGATGCTGCGGGTGTAGAGGGTGTCGCTGTTTGAAACCACAACCGGGCAGCGCTCTGAGACGTCGAGCAACATGCTGACCAGATCGTGATGCTCATCTTTGTCAAAACCTGCAGAGTGATAGTCCGAGAAAGTCCCGTCATACGGTGGATCGCAGTACACCACATCGCCAGCTTTGGTAAGGCGCAGCGTTTCGCGGAAGTCGGTACAGATGAACGTCGCACGCTGGGCTTTTTCTGCGAATGCTTCTATCTCAGTCAGTGGAAAATATGGCTCTGTGTAATTACCAAACGGGATATTAAATTCGCCGTGCTTGTTGTAGCGGCAAAGACCTCGATAGCCATTGCGGTTCAGGTACAAGAAATAAGCGGCGCGCTCCAGCAAAGGCAGCGAAGGATCATGATTAAATGCTTCACGCACGGCGTAATAACTTTCGCCGGTAGTGTTCTGATTAAAGAGACTAGCCGCCACAATTATAAACGGGCGGGTGTGCTCTTTTATCTGGCGATAGAGATTGATGAGGTCAGGGTTTATATCCGCAACCAGATAGGCCCGGTAATCGGTATTCATCATTACAGCGCATGAACCGGCAAAAGGCTCGACCAGTCGATCACCTTCTGGCAAGTGCGCCAGCAGCTCCCGCATAACGCGGGACTTGTTGCCCGCCCACTTCAGGATCGTGCTCATACCGCACCGCCTTTTGATACTTTTGTGCGCAGTTCGGTTATGTCCTGACAGCTGACACAGCGAGTTACACCACACACGGCGCGGCGACGCATTTCCGGGATTGGTGCATCGCAGTCTTCACAAAACGAAGCCGCTATGCTGACCGGGCGGTTAACCACGCTGGCGATATTGCGTGCCAGCAGCTCATCGGCGCGCGCTTGCGCCATATCCATTGAGTCAGCCATTAGTGCAGCTCCTGTGCCTGGTTCTCAAAGCGCTCCGCCTCTTTGTCCAGCAATTCGATAATTTCTACTGCAGACATTTCTTTTTGGCGGGCATGGATTGCCAGCGCAGCCAAGCGGATAGAAACCGACAGCGCATCATCAGAACGCTGCACAGTTTTGGCCTTACTCAGCAGGGCGCTAAGCGCCTCGTCATCAGCTTTTAAATTACGGGTCTGTATATTTCGCATTTGTCTTTCTCCTGAATTTCGGCAAAAGAATGCCCGGCGGGTTAACGCCATTTATTTGCGTCGGGTTATTTAATTAGAAAGGGTCATTCGCTTTGGAAATAAACTCACGACTGCTTTTAAATGATTCATTGCACAAATAAGCGCCTTTCGTTCATCAGTAGTCAGTTCACTAAAATCAACTTCGTGCCTGTCTTTACCGATGTTAGCCAGGAAAAGAATCGCGCTCAGCGCGCGCTTGTTGTCCCGGTAAGTACTGTCTGTCACATCGCGCATTTCAGAGAAAAAGCGAGCCATATCTTTTTCACAGTTGCCGCCCATCAGTTGCGCCCGAATTAATGCAACGTGATTCAGCGCCGTAACCCTCTGACCGGCAGTAAGCTCGACCAGCATTAAATCGCCCTCGATAGCCATGATTTACCTCTTTGCTCTTTTGCCTGTACCTGCTGGCTTAATACCGGATGCCAGCGCCTGCCGTTCTCTCCCATAATCCAGCCATTCCCGTAGGACATTGAGGGACTCTGGCGTTTGAGGTGTGCCGCAAATGAAATCATCGTGCGGCCTCAGCTGATGCCGATCGAAGCACCCAGCCCGCTGATAGCGTCAACGGTTGAGGCTAAGGTCGGGTTCGAGTGAACGCGGCTCTGCACGGCCAGTGCGGCCAGCATCATGCAGCGAATACCGGTATTTGCGGCCTCCAGAATACTTCGGCGGCAGGTTGCAGTTATCCGCTCCGGGTTAGCGGCGCTGGCGGCCATGCTTCCGACTTCAGTAGTTGCTTTCAGCACGTAGGACTGAAACTTTTCTTTTGCCAGCTCATTAACCGGTACGCATGGCAGGCAGTGCAGCTGTGCCAGCGCGCCGTCTATCAGCGTGGCGTCTTCGGTCAGATCGGTAAGCAACAGCAATTCTGGAACAGTCAGTTGATGAATCTGATCCGGGTTCAGCTTGTTGCGCAGGGTCTGTGCTTTCATACCTGCTCGCTGCGCCAGCTCAGCCATGCTGTGCGTCAGCGCAAACTTGCGGCAGGCGTCGTCATATTGGTTATGGGTGGAAGTCTTAAAATCAAACATGTGCGAATCTCCCTATTCACTTAATGTGAATTAGCCGCCAATAATGAGCTGAAAACGGGAATGCCCGAACGCCTTTTGCAACTGCTCCTCTTTCCAACGAGCGTAATAAATACGAATTGGTCCGCCCGCTTTCTTACAGCCTTTGCGGATAGTGCGGGGTTCGATAGGCAGTTGCGGATTGTCACCGGTGGTCCAGCGATAAACAGTGCGGCGTGAAACACCTTCCAGTTCAGCGAACTGCTCAGCCGTGACAATCGGTGCGGGAACTTTGATGATTGCGATTTCAGAAGCCATATAGCATGATCCCTAAATTGATAACATTAAGACAATGAGTGCATAGTTTTTGCCTACTTTTGCCGCTCACTGCCACCTTCAATATCGATACTAATATTAATTTTAGTATCTAGCAACACAGGAATGCTAATTTTAATGCTTGATGCCAACTTTAATAACGAAGCGTTACTAAACAGAATCTGCGAAGTTTATGGATTCACTCAGAAAATTCAGCTCGCTAATCACTTCAAAATCGCAGCCAGTTCCTTACAGAACCGTTATACGCGGGGCAACATGTCGTACGACTTCGCTGTGCATTGCGCACTTGAAACCGGCGTAAGCCTTAAATGGCTAATGACTGGTGAAGGTGAAAAAAACATCTCATCTCATGACGCCCCAACTTCAACCAAGCTTCCCTTATTTGAATTAAGTGAAGGCGAGCTGACTAGTATTGGAATTCTGTCGTTTGATTGTCAGTTTTTTAACAGGCAGCCAAAAAAAGGCAGCTGTGTGAAAAGTGATAACAGTACTTATGTCATAGAACAGGAATCCTCTATGTCAGATGGTCTTTGGTTGGTTGATATTGAGGGCGCGATTAGCCTCCGTGAATTAACAGTTCTTCCTGGCAAGAGGTTGCATGTTGCGGGCGGTAAAGTACCTTTTGAGTGTGGCATTAATGAAATAAAACTGATTGGCCGTGCGATAGGTGTTTACAGCGAGGTTAATTGATGACTGTACGTAAAAATCCTGCTGGCGGCTGGATTTGTGAGCTCTACCCAAACGGTGCGAAAGGCAAACGTATTAGGAAGAAATTCGCTACTAAAGGTGAGGCACTGGCGTTTGAACAGTACACCGTTAGAACTCCGTGGCAGGAGGAAAAGGAAGACCGGCGCACCCTAAAAGAACTGGTTGATTTATGGTATAGCGCTCATGGCATTACCCTAAGAGATGGCTTAAAACGCCAGTTAGCCATGCACCATGCTTTTGAGTGTATGGGTGAACCACTCGCACGCCACTTTGATGCGCAGATGTTTTCCCGCTATAGGGAAAAGCGATTAAAAGGTGAGTATGCTCGATCGAATAGGGTCAAAGAAGTTTCACCTCGCACGCTTAATCTTGAGCTGGCTTACTTTCGCGCGGTCTTCAATGAGCTAAATCGCCTAGGAGAATGGAAAGTTGAAAATCCGCTGAAAAATATGCGCCCTTTCCGCACCGAAGAAATGGAGATGGCTTGGCTTACACATGACCAGATTTCGCAACTGCTCGGAGAGTGTAAACGGCATGAGCACCCTGATTTAGAAATTGTGGTAAGAATCTGCCTCGCCACTGGCGCACGGTGGTCTGAGGCTGAAAGCCTGAAAAAAAGCCAGCTCGCGAAATACAAAATCACATATACCAATACGAAAGGCAGAAAAAACCGCACTGTTCCAATCAGCAAAGAACTATACGATTCTATGACTAATGATAAAAATGGTCGGTTGTTTAGTGATTGTTATGGCGCGTTTCGATCAGCATTAGAAAGAACAGGCATTGAATTACCGGCGGGACAATTGACCCATGTTTTGCGACATACTTTTGCCAGTCATTTCATGATGAATGGGGGAAACATATTAGTACTGCAGCGTGTTCTCGGACATACTGATATCAAAATGACGATGCGTTACTCACATTTCTCTCCCGACCATTTAGAAGATGCAATTAAATTCAACCCCTTAAGAAACTTTAAAATTTAACAAATAGATAAGGATTTCCCATGGCAGCAACATCTTATACATGCCAACTTTTTGAGAGTGAAGGCATCTCGAAAATAATTATATTTTCCGGCCTAGATTTTGACATGATAATACACCCCTATGTTTATGGTGAGCCATTAGTGAATACGCAGCCAGTGTATTTTCTAGAACAGTTAGGTGCAATTGCTAAAGTGCGGGTTGAACATCCCAAAAAAATCACAACTCTCGAAAATGAATATTTAATTGATAATTATCTTTTTGAATATAGTTTAAGGAACACATCATCTCGTATTTGTGCAAAAATCAGCTCCCCAGCATTTTGGATGCCAGACTTTAGTGATTTATATCAATATCATGATCAAAGAGCTACAAGAGCGCTGACACTTGACCCATTAAATGACGACTCAATTATTGCAATTCAAGATCTTGATGGTAATGACTGGCCATTTACA